ACCGTCCTGGGGAATATCGACTGCGCAAGGCTATCCAATGTAGCCCGCATAACGTGAGATTTAATTCTCTGTAGATCCATCGTTACATCAGCTAACGAATGGCCGAATACAGTATGCGGCTCTGGATCTGGACAGAACAACGCAAACGGGGCGTGGTCTACGACTTCATCCTTAAGGATATAGCAAGTATCGCCAATAGCGTGAATACAACGAAGCTCAGCAATACCGTCACCGTCCTTATCAATACGAATATAAACCTTCATATACTTAACGCGCTTTAATGACGGCTCATTATCGTCATAAGGCGTTTCATAGCCAGGATTACGTTCCTGTTCTTCCATCTCTGCGACCCAGAGATCGTCATCTCCAGGTGCGCCGTGCTCGAGGATGTCCTCCTCCTCGAAGCCCATTTCAATTAAATCTGATACGGATACTAAATCTCTGTATCCGATAATATCAAACATTCTATCTGTATCGCGGGCGCGTTTATCAATGATAAAGCACTCAGGCGGCAATGCGCGAATACGATATTTTGCCTGACGATCCACTAATTTAACACAAAACTTATACGTCGTCGGATATAATGGATTTATACTAGTTTCGGGATAAATATATTTAAATTCAGCAGTCGGATTATTCTGCCTAAAGAGTAAGACCTCTTCCTCAGTCATGCCTGAGAAATGCTTTTCTACTACCTTATCTTCACTCTCGGCCCACCAGGTGACAATGCCAGCTCTTTTAAGCAAAGCATCCTTGAACACTGAGTGTAATATCTGAAACCCTGGGTTCATCTCGTTAAAGATGAAATTAACAGTATCAGAGGCTTGCTCGGCGACTACAACATCTTCCGGCGTCCGAGGCATATATTCAACGATCTTCTGCCCAGAGGTGAATATCCTCATCAAGCTCGGCATCATTGCCTGGATCGTATCTCTGACCTCAGATAATACTACCTGAGAGCGGCCTTCTTCCTCATCACCGAAATAAGCACCACGATAATACTTTGCCGCCTCTACACGATGAGGCGTAACATGGTCGTCAATAAAACGCTCGGCAGAAGCAATAGCCATTCTAACGCGGCCAGCAAATTCCTCTTCGCTCAGCGGTGTGTTGACTAGCGCATCTTCCTGGGGTTCATCTTCATACCCACCTTCAGACATATCTTCCGCGTAATCTTCATCCGCTGGTAAAGCGGGCATAGACATAGCGATATCACCCGATGCAATCATTTCAGACTGCATGCGGCGGCGTCTGCGACGAGCCATTAAAACCTATCCTATCAACATATCGAAACACGGCGCTGCAATGGCTGGCCAGATATCCATTTGGATGCTCTGCCGCCGACTAATGCTGCGTGGCCGGAAAATGTTAAACACAAAGCATCTGCCAAATCTGGTGAACGCATACCTCGGCGCTTCATCTCAGACTTGCCTTCAACTTTTATCTTGCCGTTACTCGTAAATGAATAAGTCGGGCCAATTAATTCAGCCCTCAATTCATCATCTTTCGGCAATCGGACAGCGCGAGTTTCTAACCAAGACTTCGCGTCTAACCATAACTCATCACGCAACCGAGCAGCTTGCTGGTTTAAAGCAACACTCTCAGAAACATTCACATCACGGACATTATGGCCAAGCTCACGTAGCCTATCTGCTACACCGCCGCCTAACCCAATGCTATCAACCATTATCTCGCTAGGCTTGTCTAAACTCGCCTCATGCACAATCCGGCCAACAGTTCCCATTAAGTCTTCGCCAGACCAATGCTTGAAGCCGAGAACGACATTACCTTGCCTCTTACAGATAACAGTTCTATCCGAGCCAAAGCGGGCAACGTCAACGCCATAAACAATCGGCTCAGTGGTATTAATAGCAACGTCTCGAGACATTGCCGTATCAACTAGCTCGGCAGGAATTAGGCTATCGTCGTCTCTTAAGGCGAACTCACCAAGGACACGGACACGAAAGGCATTCGAGCCTTCGCCGTAAGTAGACTTAATCTGTTTAATAAAGTCAGTGGCAACTAAACGATTATCTAAACAACTCACATGCATCGTCTTCCAATCAGAAGACAACTGATGATGGGTCTTGAAAAATAATCCGGTATTTCTTGTCGGATTGCCAATCAAAACGGTCGTGGCGGAATGCCCAGACATCGAGCCGGCGGCACTTTCGAAAACTGCCTCGGGTATAGCGCTGGCCTCGTCGCAGATGAGCAGAACATTCTCGGCGTGGACACCAGCGAGCGCTTCTGGACGCTCGGCAGAACTAGTTCTTGCAGAGATAAAACTACTCTCTGGAGCACCCTTCTGAACAATTCTATCACTGAATATCTCAATCGTATCTCTTAATGGGGCGGGTAATTTATTCGCCCAATGTTTAACTTCAGAAAATAAGGCATCAAACAACTGGCCAGCGGTCGGGGCTGTGCAAACCGCCTTCTGAGGCATGCGGGTAAACATGTGCCACAATAGCAACCAGGCACAGGCCGTAGACTTGCCAACACCGTGACCAGCGCGAACGCTAATCCGACGCTCGCCTTTAGCAGCATGTGTTAAAAACTCACGCTGCCAGGGCAATGGGTCAGCACCAAGAACCTCAGTAACAAACAACACAGGCTCATCACGATACGCCGCGACAAAATCAGCGTAGATGGATGATAGGTCTTTCATGAGTTCCGATTTTGGTTTTTTATTTTTTTAAATTTTTCTGGAGACAGTGAGGGTGTGTTTCTACACTCGCCCCCGCCCCTGGCCCCATACGGGGGGTCTCGCGGCCCGATTTCCCAGGCGTTTCCGACCAACTGTATGCACCAACTATATGCAAATGCACGTAAGCTATTGTTCCTGCTCAGATGGCAGCGTATCTGCAAACCGTTGTGGTGTAATGTCGATGAGGTTGTGCTCTTGCTTAGCCTTGGCTCGAGCCGTCAAGTCCATCAATACAGCAGCAGCCGTTTGGCCTATATCAGCCGTAACCTCAACGCTCTGCTTATCGCCGTATTGTTTGGGTGCTAACCTAGCTGCTGTCCACTTGAGGCCATCCAGCGCCAGCCTAGCGCGATCTACCTCATACTTGCCGTTGAGCACTTGGTCTATCAAATCTGATATGCGATCGCCGTAAGAAAGACCTCGGTCTTCCATCGCGCGAGCGTAGCGTGCCGCGAAGTCTACGTTCTCTAACTTCCAATCAATCACTGTCGTTGATCCAGGCATGTCTGGATCTTCACACACTGACCTTAGCGATCTACCCAACGCTATCCGTCTACAGAACTCTTCAGCTAGTCTCTCGTTATAGTTTGATGGTCTTCCCATCTTAGCTGGTGCTTTAGCATCTGCCTTAGCTGGTTGCTTAGCTGTTACCTGTGTCTTTGCCTTACTGGTAGTCTTGCCCGGAGCCCTCTTACTGGCCTTTGGCTTGGCAGTAGATTTATTCGGGCCGGAAATATTTTCAGTCGTCATCAGTGCAACGTCAGCTTCTCAACATCGACACCGAGTATCTCGGCAATCAACCAGGCAGTCACCTGTTCCACAGCCTCTGGAAAGCTACAGTCCTGATTAGCCATGACATAAGCCAATATGTCCTTGCCCTCATCTCTGAGTTGTTCAAGGTCGTCTGGCGTCATGTTTAAACTGCTCATCGGGATATTTGCGCCGAAAAAAACCCGCCGGATTTCTCACAGCGGGTTAGTCGAAGAATGCAGGAGTAGTCACCGCGCACTAAGCGCGATTAGCAAATATCGCCCAAGTCGGCGGCTGGAGCAATAGGCGTTTAGTCCCGATTACCACCAACAGACATTGAGTTGCCAAGTAACGCCCCATCAGAGCCGTAATAATAGGTCGTGTTACCAGCCTTAAGTCCTGTCGCTACATTGTTGCCGTCAGCATCGTAATAGAACTTGCTCGTTCCAGCTGATTGAGATGAGCCGATGTTCTGACCTTGATTGCCATAGAAGAACTGCGTCTCAGCTTGTGCTGGCATTGCCATCAATGTGAATAGAACCGCTATCTTTTTCATTTGCTACCCCTGTTCGCCATGTTTCATGTTTCATACGCCTAATCATTTCAGCTGTCACTAGGCAAATCTCAGCTTCGACATAATTTGCAATCGTGTCGAATGCGTCATGCCAGCCTTTTTCATACTCAGTCATGTCTACCGCCTCTAATTGCGGCTGCTATATCTGACCTGCGTTCCTTCAGCCGTTCCTTCTGAACGATGTGATGTGCATCAACTGGCCATTGTTCGACAATCTGAGCAGCCTTCTCACGCTCGTCTTTTCGCACAGCCTCAATCAACTGCGAAATCTCTGGCCCGAATAACCACCAATCACCTTGATTGATTTTGGTCATCCACGCCTCCACTTACTGCCGCCCCAATTCTGGAAATCTAACACCGCATCTAATCCAACTTTGAGTAGTGCTAGAATATACCCATCACCGGCCCTGCCTTTTGGGCATCCGGCGTTGTAATGCAGCGTTGCAACTTCATTTAGGCCACGTCCTTCACCAGCCACGCTGATAAGAATTGGCCATGCTCGGCTACCAACATAGCGCGAACATTGATTAAGCCACTCTACGGCTTCCTGTGTGCGTTCTGATAGCGGTTCAGCAAGCATCCCCCCATCAACCCTGACCCTGCTGTAATCAATAGCGCGTTGTTGCCCGATTGAGGCTTGTTCGAAGCGTCGGCAAAATTCCATCGCGGCGAAACGCTGCGCATCGTCGATACGGTTGAGATGATGCAGCAAGCTGATGGTATGTTCCTTCACATTTCGAACGACGTGAAGCTTAGCGCCCTTCTCGTAAGGGTCATCAACATCATCGACTGCCAAGACGGCTTGCGGATATTGTTGGGCGAGTGAGATAGGCTTTGGCTTTTTCATTCGGCTGCCTGGTATTCGAAATCGCTACCGAACATTTCAGCCAGCTTCATGTTCAAGCGGTCAGACATCTCGATTGGCTCTTTTTCAGCATTCAGCTTGGCAAGGCGTTTTTCTTCCAGCCATTTGATAGCCTCGCGCTTGTCAGCTTCAACGTCTCTTACGTCTCGGCTCGTTGATTTCAGCTTCCCAGGACTGCCCTTGCGGAAGGTCTGATACATTTCCTCGATGCGTAATCTTGATGCAGCTATTTCCTCGCGGGAAATATATTTCTCAGCAACGACCGGCTTAGACACAGCTGGGTTTTTTTCCTCAAAGCTATCGCTTGCCCGCCAGCCTGGCTCAAAAGCATCCGGCGTATTTGCTGGAACGGTTAATCTACCACGTCGATTTGCGAAACTGTCAGACTTGACATGCGGATGTCCGATGTGTTCGAAATATTCCATCCATATCGCCCACTCAGGGGTGTTAGCTTCGATTATCGGGTGGCTGCCGTCTTGCCGACCAGCGCGTGAGCAATAAGCTCTAGCCTTCGCTTCGTAGCTTTGAGCATCCGAGAATGGGCTATCGTCTGAATGAAACGACTTTTTGAGGCCGATTTTCATATTTGCCTTCCATAATCTTCGTAAAATTGCTCAACGCAAAACACCAATCGAAATCGCAGCGCCAGCTGCTTTCAGAGCCGCGCAGAAATGGCGATCCGCGTATTTTGGAAAACAATTCGGAAAAGCCAGCAGTCGGATCTGCGTAATCGAAATCATCGACTAGCTCTTTGGCTCGGCGGGTTATGGCTACCTTGCGAGCATCAGTCAGCTTGGCGACTGTGGCTAGACCAACGCTTGAGGCTAAATCGTTCCAGGCTTCAGCAGTCGTCCTGAGTAGCTGGTCATCGTATCGTTTTGACTGACTAGCGACGGCGAAGCCGTTAGGTGCTTTTGACGTAGAAGTAATATTTATATCTTCGTTAGAAGATATATGTGATTGTGATTGTGATTGGCATGCCATTGGCATGCGATTGGCATTGCGATTGGCATTGCCATTGGCATCTTTTCCCCACCTTACAGCATGCGCTTTTTCTGACGCAAGTGCCCGTTTTTTATAGGCTTCTTCCGCTTTAGCTAGTTCAGCGTCTATTCGCTTGTGCTTCCAACCTTCCTCAAAGAATGGTTCCAACGCACTGCGTAACGCATGCCATTCGCATTGCGATTGGCATAACGTAATTCTAGCCAATCTTTCATCATCATCTGGCAGCGAACCTGTATGCCAATAATGCGCTATCAAGAGCATGTAACCGCCATGCTCATCCCGAGATAAGTGCGCAGTATCCGACTTATAGTCAGCCCAATACATCGGCATCCAGGCTCGGCTCATGCGCCACCCATTTGGTAATCTTCAGCGTTGATTTCAGAAGGGTCGTTTATGGGATACCTGACCTCGCCTAGCTCAGCTGGCCATCGGTAATAGGAAGCATAAGCAGCGTGCGGATAGCCAAGGTCTGCGTCAAAAACCCAGCCAAGTGCTTCAAACTGTTTCTGCTTGTGATGAGGGACGTATGCGTAATGTGTCTCACTCATATGACCGCCTCCGCAAAGTATTTCTTCACGTAGACGAGTGCCTGGTGTTCAACACAGTAAGGCTTGCTAGGCATACGTTCGGCGCAGCAAAACATTTGCCGCCCACTCTTTGGGCTTTCAAAGCAAGGCCACTTACAATGGTGCTCTTCCATGTTCAGCAACGAACGTGGCTTACCGTAAGGCGTGCTGGCTGCCTCTGGCTGCTCATAGCGCGGCATAACCGCTGGCTTGGGAATGTTGCTGAAGAAACGAAATGCACGCTTGTCTGTTATTTTGATATTATTGTTAGCTACCCATGAGACTGCCCTGTTAGGCTTATCGACTTGGACAACTTTCTCGCGGCGAAAACTAACCTTTAGCCTTGAAGCTCGGCCAAGAACTGAGCTTCTATTCCTGCCTAATGCGTCGGCACATTCGCGGGATAATTTCCCCTGAGCAGCGTATTCGACAACGATTTTATCTTCTTCTGGCGTCCAGAGTTTAACCTGTCCCATTCACACCTCCATTGCGCACATGGCGGCGTGAGACCCGCAGTAGGACATCATCTCGTTACTTGTCGCTAGGCGTTGCGGCCAGAAATCACTTTCAATTTTTAATTCTGTTTTAGTCGGCGAATGTCCGGCTCTTTTCAAATCTAGCAGGTGAAGCAAGGAAGCGCGCTTTGGACAGTGGGCAGGGTTTCCTATTTTACGGCTTCTGTTTTTATTCGTTTTAGAAACAACACGGTCAAACTCAGGCTTATCTTCAAAGTAGCCGAGGTCTATTAATCTATTCCATAAATCTGCAACCATAGCTTCCGATATAACTAAATATAATTTATCAGATAACCGCCTAGATATCCGGTCATTGCTGTAATTTCGTTTCTTTAAGGCGCAAACAAAGTCTATGCTCTCTTGCGGCCAGTCATATCTTGGTGCAGACCCCATCACTCTCTCTCCCTCGTTGAAATCACGTAAACTTGCATCGTCTCGCCAGCGCCGCGCCAAACCTCTAGCTTCTGCATGAGGCGGTCGTTTTCGATGACGTTGTGGGATTGCAGGAGGTCACTCACGCACTTAACGGAGTTGTCTAAATCCATCCTGCAGTTAACGGGTAGGGAAATACGGAGGCCGTAAGCGCCTTCTACAAAGCCTGGGTTTTGCTCTTCTAAAATCTTGCCAGCGCCGACAATCCAATCACGATATTTCTCTGATTTGATATTGATGGCGTGATTAGAACCTTTGCGCACAATGGCGCGGTAAAGCGCATTCACCGAAATTGGTGGCGGTAATTCTAATACGACTGATTGGGTTGGCTTCCGGCTTTCGCTCATAGGTCAACGCCTACAAGGCTCTGGACGCCGATATTTTCTAAGAAGCGTGATCTAGCCTGAGACGGCGCAGCATCCCAGGCCTTATGAAGAGCATCTAAATATCTGATGTATGGATCAGTTTGCTTCTTGGCCTTCTTATGCTCGGCAATCAGCTTCTTAGCCGTTCCCTTACGGTCATGCGACCCAATAATCTGATGCTGAATTTCATCGTCTAGGTCAGATACCTCTGCCGCGACTGATACAGGGATGTCACCACGCTCAACAGCGTCAGCTAGTTCTGGGATACCTTCATTGAGTATTTTACGAGCGCTAGCTACTGATCTAGGTGAGACATTTAAACGACCAGCCGCTAAGGATTGAGGCACAGGCGAAACTTGCAAATTTGCAACTTTCGAATGATTGCCCTGTTTCATGTTGGCTAATTTGCCTGCAACCATAGCGCGCTGGCTTTCATTTAAATGCCGCCGAGCTAGATTTTTAGAAATTACATATTCAAGAGCTTTTTCGTCATCGCCTTCAAAATTGATAAATCTAGGCTCAATGTTTAAAATGCTGCAGGCTGTATAACGGTTGCGACCGTCTAAAATCTTGCCATCGTATAAAGTTATTGCATCAAGTAAACCATGCCTACGAATATCATTAACTAAAGCGCCAGTATCTTGGTCAGAAGCAACTGGAAAAATCGTGCAATATTCGTGAAGATTATATTCTTGCATGGCACCCTCAAACAAAAAGAAACCCGGCGCAATTTCTCACGCCGGGCATGTCATTAGTTAATTTCTGGGAAATCTTCTGCTTCGCTTGCTTTGTCGAGCATTGCTAGCGTGCAGTTTTTGCCTTTACGGAAAGCATTCCATGCAATAACAACCATTTTATTGCGGAATGTTTCTTTAATTCTGCCGCCGCTGTTGTTCATAACCGCTGCAATACGGTTCATAACTGGCTTAGCAGCACCTTTATTTTGAATAAACAACCGCGCAAAAGCATCAGCATCTTTCTGGCTCTTTAATGAGAAAAGATACAATAAAGCCGCCATTGAGCCAGATGGTATTGATCTGCCGCGTAGTTTTGTTTCCTTCTCAATAACGATTGCTTTTTCTACGCATTCATCAAACGTTTTGCGGTTGATTTTACTGTCATCACGGTAGATGCCAATAGCATCATCATTAGTAATTTGAACGCCACGGTCTAAAGGGTCTGTGGATAAAATATAAAGCCATCTAATAGCTTTAGCGGCTACCCGAGCATTGGGCACGTGCTCAATGTGGAACGCATCCATATTCGTGCGCTTTCTACCAATATCAATCATGGTGAAAGCACCGGCATCAATACCAAACACAACAAAAGTGCGAATTGGTATGCCAGATATTTTACAAGCTAAAAGGCGATGCTGGCCATCCAAGAGATAGCCTTGCTTGGAAAATACTATTGTTGCGCCTGTAACCGGCCAACGATCTTTCTGCAGAGCATCAATATATTCTGATATTTTCTTTGAGCTTTTCGGACGATTAAGCCCGTTAATAGTATCGACGATCCAGCCAGCAAGCTCTGGATATATTGTGTGGATATATGCAGCAGGTGGTGGATTTTTTATTAAGCTCTCAAGAACGCTCTTCTGTTGCTCAAGCGTCATGTTGTTAGTAAAATAGCGTTGCTGATTTCTACTCTCAGCTACTGCAAGTTGAGCTACCTTAGACATTTTACGTCCTAACAATGTAACCGCTGTTAAATGCCGCGCGGTTGATCCGGCTTTGTTGGAAAAAAGGCGGCTCGGAGCGTTGGCTCAACGAGCCGCCAGTGACCACGCCGTTAGGGAGGATTGGCGCGGTATTCATTCGGCTGTTTCCAACCGGCGTTCTGATTTCTTGCGATGAAATTTCCACAAATCGAGGTCAGCAGAGAGTGCTTTGCTCAGCAGTTCTCGGGAAATCGTTGTGAAGGTATGTGCTGGTAGACGGTTGTTAACCCGCCAAACACTGACGGCTGCATGGCTAACGTCTAGAAGTGACGCAGCAGCTTTAGTGCCGCCAAGGGCATCAATCACATCTGATACGGATGATAGTTTCGAACTAGGCATTTTCCGAAGCTATCTAAAATTTTTCGAATGGTCAATAACTATCTAAATATTTTCGAACATTTGGGAATAAAAAGGTTTCGGGTGTTCAAAATTATTTTGTTGGTAGTTTCTGGTTAATACTTTATTAACCTTTTCCATAGGCGGTGTAAGTATATGAGTAGTGACCCACGGGTTGGGGCGGTCGGCAAGCGTCTAGCCTTGCTCAGAGCAGTTCTTGGTATTGAAAACCAAGCAGAGATGGCTAAGCGGCTTAAGATTGACCCCAAACGCTACCATGTTTGGGAGGCCGGTAAGGGCCTTATACCTGTCCATCAAGCTATTGAGCTTCGTCGGCTCACTGGCGCGACACTAGATTATATATACTTAGGTGAAATGGGTGCCTTATCTACAAAATTATCTCAGCAATTAACGTCTGAAGAATAATCAAATCAAGGGGATATCACCCCCCCCCCCCCCCGCAAAATCACCGAGGTAAAGCCACTGCTCAATCAGTTCACCAATGTATTGGTGTAGTTTTCTTGCGTCTTCAAAATCTTCTGGAAGCTGTTGAGCTATTTGCAGCGCCATAAATTTCAATTCCTGCTCCGTCATTATCGCCCCCGTCCCTACACTTTGCCTGTAATCGTTCTACCTTCGTTCAGATGGCGAAACAGGTCAATAGACAACGGTAAAAATTATTTCGTCGAATATTTTTAGATTATATACTTGAACATCGAAAATTTTTAGATATACTTCACTGCATCAAAGCAGGAGGTAGTCATGTCAGATATGCAGATTGCTTGCGCATTATTCGCAGCACCAACCCTTATAGTCGGCACTGTTTTCGCCATTGGCTCATACGTTTTAGGGAGCCACTGATGAACAAACATTTCATTTCCACAATCACAATTAAGGGCGCTTACGACCCAATTAATGATTGGACGCCAATTGATGAGTTTGCACTCATTAATCAGGGTTGGGGCGCTTGGTTCCCTGTTTTTTTAACAGCCTATCAAAAATCATTTTAAGGGGGCCAGCAATGAACCATTTGCTTGAGGCCTATTACTTATGGACGGCTGAGGAAGGCCTTCCATACACCTGGCCCGACAATCTTCTTCTTAAAGAAGTTCAAGACATGACAAGCATGCAGCGTGCGAAAGCACTGGCTTGGTCAGTGTTGCTTGGCCCAGAGCCATCAATCATTACTGAGGGATAAGCGCCATGTATAAGATTTTTAACAATGGCATTTACATAGGCAATGCACAAAGAGAGACCTATGGAAACCTTTGGGTCGCCTTTTCACTTGCTGGTGTTTTTAAGCACAGTTTGAAAAATAAAGGCGCGGCTAAACGCTGGCTAATTGAACAATATCAAAAATCAATTTTGTCTCAGGAGGCCGCATGAGCCTCACCGAGAAACAGAAGGCTTTCCGTAAGCAAGGCATAGGCGGCTCAGACGCAAACATTATCATGGGCGGCGATGCTGAGCGAATTATTCGTCTTTGGAAAGAGAAGCGCGGCGAGATTGAGCCGGAAGATTTAAGCCGCGTGCTGCCGGTTCGCATGGGCAGCTTTACTGAAGAATTTAACATCACCTGGTTTGAAGAAGAAACCGGCAAGGTTGTCACACGTCAAGGTGAGCAAATCATCAGCGGCACTGAGCATTTTATGCTCTGCACACTTGATGGCGAAACAACGTGGGAAAGAGGCTTGGCAGTATTCGAAGCCAAGCATGTATCAGCGTTTCAGACAGAGGAAGCCATACAGGAAAGATACTTTCCTCAAGTCCAGCACTGCATGCGTGTCTGCGGCCACCAGAAGGCTTATTTGAGCGTATTCTTCGGCACGATGAAATGGAAGCTATTCGAGATAGACGCTGACCCAATTTACCAAGGCCAAATGATAGCCGCCGAGCGTAATTTCTGGGAATGCGTGCAGAATGGAACGCCGCCGGTAGCTGTCGAAATCAAAGCGCCAGTAGAGGCTATTCGTAAGGTTGATATGACCGGCCACAACAGCTGGGCAGATGCTGCCGGAGACTGGCACATGCATTACGGCCCCGCCAAAGCATTTGAGGCTGCAACTAAGCGCATTAAAGAACTTGTTGAGCCAGATGTTCAAGAAGCATTTGGCCACGGCATTAAAGCGTCTCGGTCTAAGAGCGGCTCAATAACAATTCGCAAGGAAAAGTGATGAGAACATCAGAAGCGATTAATGAAATATCTTTGGATTTATCTAAAGCTCAGGGTGTTTTGGCTAATCCAATTAAGGACGGCAACAACCCACACTTTAGGTCTAAGTATGCAACGCTGGATACGGGGCTAAACATCGTCCGTGAGTGCATGTCGAAACACAACATAAGTGTTGTCCAAGCTACTCGGGTTGAGGGCAATGTCCTTATGTTGGATACCCGCTTAGCTCATAAATCCGGCCAGTGGATTGAGGCTGAATATCCAGTTTGCGCATTCCCAGCCAAGCAACAAGAGATGGGTTCAGCACTGACCTACAGCCGACGATACAGCTTGTTTAGTCTAGTCGGCATTGCTGGCGAAGAAGACGACGACGGCAACGCAGCAGTCACCGCCACGCAAGCACCAAAGCGCGAAAAGCCATCAGAATTATCTGCTGAGCAATCTTCCGCAATATTGGAAGAATTACTCGCTTCATTAAAGCAATGCGTGTCTTTCACAGCATTAGAAGAATGGGGTGAGGCTAACAGGGGTAAGACCGCCAATCTTATAAAGGCTCACAAAGTGAGAATTGGCGAAGAATATTACAAGCTAGAAACATCAATCAAACAAGTAAGGAAATCTAATGGCTGAGTTCGATAAGCGCGGGACATTCACCCTTAACAAGAACGACCGCAAGACTGAGGATTGGCACGCTGATTGGCGCGGCACCTTAATAGATGAAGATGGGAATGAGTTTTACCTAGACGCGAAACTGCGTCAGGGCAGCAATGGTGAATTTTTATCGGGAAAAGTCAAGCGCAAAGGCGACATGACGCCGCGCAAGCCAGCTGCATCACAAATACACGATAGCGACCCTTTTTAAGAAAGAGGGGTAAGCCCCTCTTTTTTCCCAGACGACAATTTCATTGGGGCGATTAATGGCAGACGAGAAGATTAGTTTTCTTTGGAAGGAAGCCGCGAAGGATTGGGTCGGATTAAACTCAGTCGCGGATATTCTTGAAGAATGTAAATCAGCCACGCTTAGCGAGATGATGCAAAAATATGTATCAAACGGCGATACGTCAGTAAGCAAAGCGGAGATGCTGGCTAAGGGTTCTGAGGAATGGAAAACATATGTCAGGGGAATGGTCGCTGCCCGCAAAGATGCGAATTTAGCAAAGGTTAAAGCTGATTGGCTGCGTATGCGTCACAGCGAGCAAATGAGTGAAGAGGCAAATAATCGTGCGGAGATGAAGCTATGAGAGAAGTAGTGAGTATTACATCTGGGTCATACCAGGATGGATATGGGGAAAGTGGCCAGGCGCTTTACGCATTGTGCGACGACAGTTCAATGTGGGTTTTAGATGTATCAAATGATGATGCTGAATGGATGCGCATCAAGGATATTCCACAAGACTGATGGCTAGAAAAGAATTTAGCAGATCCGTTAAAGTAGCCGTAATCAAGCGCGCTACCGTGGATGGAAAAACATTTTGTGAAGAATGCGGTGCTTTAGCCAAACGATGGGAAATAGACCATGTTCGAGCCGATGGCCTTCTCGGTGAAGCGACTTTGGAAAATGCAAAGCTTATTTGTAAGCCTTGCCATGACGAAAAAACAAAGAGCGACGTTAAGTCGATTGCGCAAGCGAAGAGACGCGAAGCGATACATTTGGGCGTCAGAAAAAAACCAAGCCTCAGAGGCAGCGGATTTCCGAAATCGGCAAAAGCGCCCAAAGAAGCACTAAAGCTACCACCGAGACGACCAATGTTTGAGGACAGATAATGACCGAACGTATCAAAGCAACTCAAGCAGCTGGTGTGCTTGGCGTCTCTAAGAGGCTTGTAACTCTTATGGCTTCTAGGGGGGATTTGCCTGGGGCGGCTAAAATTGGCAGTCTCTGGACGTTCGACAAAAATAAGTTGCAGGACTATGTCACACAGAAAGAAAACGAATGTCTAAAAATCAAGACAAAAATCTCGTTTGCAGAAACGGGCAATATTACCTCAGAGCCTATATTAAAGGCCAACTCATCCAGAGAACGCTACATACAAGCGATGTCAAAGTTGCGAGGGCTGAGCGAGACAGGCTCATCAAAGAAGCGGAGGATTGGGCCTGGCGCGGAAATCGTAAAGTTACGTGGCTCGATGCAGTAGCTGAATGGGTTGAGCATGAGGGCAAAGATTTATCGCCTGAGACTGCTAAGAGATACTCTGTATCACTAAAACAGGTAGAGCCGTATTTTGCTGATTTAAATATTGCAGCAATCAATGGAAAAATCATAGGCGAGTATGCCAAGGCCAGGCGCAAGACAGGCGTATCTGGTGCAACCATACGCCGAGACTTAACCGCAATCTCTAAGATTATGGATTATGCCATCTCAGAGGATTGGCGTGAGGATAACCCTACTTTAAGTCGCCGCCGTCTTATCAAAGAACGCCGAGACCCGATTACGCTGCCTCAGACCCTCGAGGTTGAGTTGATGATTGCATCAGCCTCTAAAGAGTTTGGCCAGCTGATTAGAGCCGCCTGGCTTACCGGCTGCCGCCAGAATGAGTTAGTTACGGCTCGTTGGCGTGATTATGACCCAGAGCGGAAAACGCTGCGGGTTGTTGGCAAGGGGAATAAGCAGAGGGTGATATCTCTGAGGCCGATACCATCAAAGGATGCTGCGGCGTTTTTTGCCGCCCTGCCTAGAGCATTTGGTGCTGATTTGATTTTCGCTAAGCCAGACAAAACACCATTTGCTCAAGCTGCCTCAGACTTCACTCACATACGCAGAGCCGTTAGGGCTAGGATGGGAAAAGAAGGCCGTCAGTTCGATGGTTTCCGCTTCCATGACCTCAGACATTTATTTGCAGTCGAAGCGCTTAAGGGTGGAATGAATGTCTACGACCTTCAACAACACTTGGGTCATTCGTCTGTGAAGGTAACTGAGATTTATCTTTCTCACATAACGCCAGAGGAAAAAGCTAGAGCAAAAGGCGGTGCTGAGTATATGCAGATGTATATAGTTTGAACGTAAACTACTGCGGTTTATAAGCTAGATTTATTAATAGAAACAATAAGATAAGCTATATACTACGACTTTGGCGGTAGGCCTTGAAAACCGCCGTAGGTGTAAGCCTACCGTGAGTTCGAATCTCACCTCTTCCGCCAAAAACAACAGGTTACAGGAGAACAAAAGTTTTCCTGTAACCGGCAAAAAGAGCACAAAACGTGAAGCTGGGTATATGCAGTGTATGCAAAAGTATATGCATATTGAACACGGTTTGTTCTAGTTTGGCTTGCCCCCTGGAAGGCTTGCGAGGTCGCCGGACGGCAGCGTTTTGAAGCTCCGACGAATAGCCCCCAGCATCATCATTCCCTCTCGCCGAAGCTCTGCATCGTCGATGTGTACTAAGAGGGCTACCCCCTTCCAGAAGGCCTCTGCCCTGGCTGCAACGGGGTCAATGGGTGGCTCATCCAGCCACTCTGGCTGGTAGTCCATTTCATCATCGTCGTCGTCGTAGTCCATAGGCTACTCCTTGCCGGTAGAGATCCATGCATCAGCGTTGTCTACTGGGTCTGGGACAGTCTCAGGTTTCCAGCGCAGTGACGTGACATCTTTGTATTGGTAGCCGGATGAAACCTTGCGCTCGAGCAATCGGACTTGTTCCCAAAGCTCACCAATCCACGCAGCTGCATCAGTTAAGGCAGCCTCTCTATCGACTGCTTTTGCGAGTAACTCGTTTTTTATCGACTGAACTATTGGGTTGTCTTTCAACTGCATTGTTTGCCTCTTTGATGGCTTCGTAATCGGCTCTGATAGCGTTTAGTAATTTGACACCCATCTCTACTGTCGGCGCACACCAAACGCGGCCACGGCTTGTTTCCGGCTCACGTGGGTCAACAATAATCAAAGCTGATGGATGGATTTTCTGAGGCGGGAAGTTTAGTTGCTTGGCGTAGTGGTCAACTTGTTTGTAGCCACTAACTCTAACAAGCTGGCTGACCATGCCATCACCATCGTGACAGAGGCCTTGGTCGCCGCCACTATGTAGATGGCCGGACACTAAAATGTGGTCACGATGGCCAAATGCTAATTCGCGCCTCATGCCGTGATTGATGTTGTATTGACTTCGCCCTGGGAAATCGTGTCTGGCATTAACGCGGGTAACAGCCCCACAAGGTGATTTTAACGCCAACCGGACGCCATGTTCTTCAGTGACGCCGCCAGCGTGACGCAGTATCCAGTTAAGTGGATTTTCTAAACCAGAGCCCTGCCAGCTGTCATGATTTCCTAAAACGCAGAATAACTGCTCATGCTGAGTAAGCAGCCATTCGGCCAGCATGATGGCTTCGTGAACTGATGTTGATTGATGCGCATATAACCGCGCAAGCCGACCAACCCAGAAATTGGCGATATCACCGATATGGCCGGATAAGATGGCTGGATGCTTGGCAAGTTCAACATGCTCACGCAATAAACGCATATTGCAGCCGTCAGCATCAACGTGAGGGTCGCCCCAAATCCATAAGCCATATGGCCCCTCTATATGAACACTAATGGGGACAAGATGCCTGGCGTCATCAGCAGCTAGTGACCTGTCACCTTGTGCTGTGCGCTGCTCAAGAAGCTCGTCAATGGAAGGTAATGAGGAAGGTAGTTCTGGCGCTGTAAATTTAGGCTTGTCTTCTCGGACGTATTTCATCCGATGCTGCATTGTTCGATGGGCTATACCCAACATCCTGGCAGCGCCTTTGATAGACCCCGCTGTTTGAAAGGCTAAACGAGTTCTTTCTATCTCATCTTTACTGAGCCCGCTGTCACTCATTTGCGTAATATCTCCCAAGTCTTGAGGCCAATTTGCACAAGCAACCAAAGGCAACCCAAGATTGGGAGAAGAAGCGCCGCCGTTTCCGACGTATCTTTTAAATTAAATGCAGGTGATATAATTGCGGCTCCCGATATTGCGGCTGTGACCTTCTCATTCGTTGTTTCAAATAAGTGGCTAAAAAGTTCCGTTATGTCGTGATGTTGTTGGCTCACTTTTTCCCCCAACCACAGAGTTTGCCGACTGCGTTATGTTGTTTTATTTGCGCGACAGTCTTTGGAGTATCCTTCACAGACCAGTAAATTGGCTGTGCGGCGTCACAGAACGCTAACGTGTTAATCTTCGGGTCTTGTAAATTCGTCTGATTGCATGACGCTAGTAGGATTAAGCTCAGCAGTGCGGCGAGCTTCTTCACGCAATGCGATTGCTTTCTGCGCTGCATCTATTTGGCCCTTAAGGTCATCTAATTGCTGAGATGTTTTGCCAGCATCAATTAGCTTTTGCGCATACATAAATTCAAAGACCTTACCAGCGAGCGTAAATAGCCCGCTGATAATGGTTATCAAATTTGTGAACATCATTTATGGGGAACGCCTAAGACATTAAAATCTTTGGCAGCAATCAAACCAACGCCGATAAGCGCAGCCTGTAAATCTTCCCAGGATACAGTTTTCGTCTGCCAAGCATTCCACACGACAGTAGCGAGAGCGAGTAAGCCAGGAAGCGTAGTTTTCCAGTTAGCAAGCAGAGCAGTCATGTCTTTCTCCTAGTTAATGGTTGTCTTAGTTCAGCCAGTTAAAACAGCAGCGCCAAATAAGATGCAGACGAGGATAAGCAAGGCGAGGATTGAGTGAATGAGTTCACGTATCATTTGGGCTCTACCGGCTTCTTGCCAGCGCGAAGCTGCGCTAATGAAAGGCCGCCCGTCCATTGCATGTGTGCTAATTCTTTGAACGAAACCCAACGACCAGCCCAATCAAGACCAAGTCTTTCGCCAATAACGCCAGCGCGTTTAAATGTCGCAAGGTCATTCCATTGCGCCTTACCATTCACGATAGGCACAAAATCAAACGCAAGTTTATAGTTGTGGAACGAGCTACCGGCTTTAGCGTTAGTAACTTTCTTGCCAGGCTTGGTTCTGCCTTGAGCATACAACGCATTCTGTGCTGCGTTATCTCGCCAGGTAGATGTGATGAGAACGTCGATGCCATCCTTTTTACAGGCAGCAACGAATGCTCTACACAGCTTGGCGACGTATGGATGTAGATCCTCAATCTTGCGTGAGTTAATCATCAGACATACCTTTTGTAAGCTCTTTCAACTCTGCCAAATGGAGACCCAGAATTATGGCAGCGCATGAGTTGTGCTGGCGTCCTAGCGCCTTTCGCAATACAAGCAGCCATGTGAGATACACCTGCTGCGATGCCGCCAGAGCATGTAAGCGCGGCTGAACGACTTACGCCGAACCGCTCAGGATTAATCACCTGAAAGACGCCTGTAGCGCCGCTACGGTTACGAGCGCCACAACGGCCACCACTCTCAATGCGAGCTATCTGCAAAGCAGTTGAAACCCACTCTGAGCCTATGCGTGCCGATACATGCTCTGAAATCATTGCCGAGACGCCACCAGATGCGTCTGGAATATTGCGGTAGTGCCGCCCATGTTTGCCGTATGATACTGGCTGTGATTGTTGAGGCTCAAATATGCCGTCGAAAAAGTCTGCAACTGGGTCAATAGACGCGGAAGCTGGCGTAGCAATCAACGCAAACGCCAACGCCCCCGCAATGCGGAGGTTACAAAAATTCATCATGTCCTATGGATTGCGGCGACTAAGCGCCTAGATTGGCAGCGTAAATTCTAAGTAAGCTGCCTTTAAAATGCGGGAAATGAATATCCCGCATATAAGAACCATCCCTACATTTAATAGCTTTAGTATTAATGCAAGATGGTCTGGGTGCATCATCTCTTTGCACGCACGCATTGTTTGATAGCCTTACAAGCCATCATAGACATAGTAATTGGTAAGGTCAGAAAGAATAGAAAGTAAATCATTGCATAGACCCCGCTTCAATAGACCCAGCAGATAGCAAACCCTGCACAGCACGTCTTTGACGCCTATTCGATTTATTGGATTGCTGATTAGCTTTCTTCAACAATTCAGCTAAATCAACATTTCCATTTGACAGATAGAGCTTAGCAAGTTGCTCTCTAACTGCCGGTGTATTGCCGCCGCCATAGGTGGAAATAAACTGACCGCCAGATGATAAAGCGCCTTTGACATTACCAGAAACAAGCTGGCCCAAGGCTGAGAACAATCTAGGGTCAATACCAGCGCCAGCCATATCGGCTTGGTTCTCAGCAGTGCGTGAGCCACCTAAAGCCATATTGCGCGTTCTAGCCATCGTGTTTTCTAAATCTAATCGACGGCGAATTTCACTAGGTGAGTTTGGCTGTGATGGCCCTTGATATAGGGACATAGCCTCAAGCTCGTTTTGTGTCTTAGGATTAATTAAATTATTAGCGTTATTGGTTCCCTCAGACCTTCTTTGAATTGCGGATAGTTTATTATCCGCATAACCTAACCTTGCGCCAACCTTCTGAGCATCCGTTAAGTCATTAAAGGCAGCTATATTATCTTCGTATCTTCCACTGCCAGCCATTTGCTTACCAAGGCCAATGGCCTGGTCAATGCTTGCTGGGCCAGCATATAACGCATCTGCTGTAGCGTAACCTGGGAACATTTGCTTTAAATCGCTATCAAGAGCTTGACGCATCTTGAGAACTGATTTGCCGTAAGCATCTAATACGAGCCTACCTGATGTCTTATCCCGATATTGTTCCAACATATCATCAAGGCCAATTTTCATAGCTTGATAATTTTTGAAATTAAATGAATTTAGCCCAGCATCATTAGCGCGTTGAGTTTCTCGTAACGTGTAGCCCGATAAATCCTCGCCAGCAGCAATGGCGTTGTTTCTCTGTATCTGAATGCCCTTCTTAAGAGCGTCTTGCATCAACGGCTCTTTAAGAAAGTTCTCAACCTTTGGGGTAATCTGAGTAGGGTATTCTGGGATAGCTTTATAAAACGGCTCAGACTGTTGCCGAGCCTGGTCTATGAATGCTTCACCAGCTTGCTTGGCTGTTCTGTCGGCCCCTAAAGCCTCGTCAAACAGATTAGCTATTCTTCCAGCTTGTCCAGCTTGCCTTTGGTCTAAAAAGTTAGTGGCAAATTCTCTACCTGGCCCACTGGCCCCAGCGGCTGTGTAAAGGCGTCGTTGACCTTCCTTACCTAAAACGTCTGCCAAGGTAACAGGAATGCCAGCTGCATTTGCGCTATCTATTTCTAGCTTCACTTGATCTAAGGATTTACCAGACGACCTTAAGTCCTCGGCAAATTTAGCTACAGCTGCTGATTGAGGGTCTCTAGCTGCTAGGATATTAGAAAGAGGCTTGGCAGCGGCTACTTTTATACCCTCGGCAGCTAACGGTAATGCGCCACCTAATGCAGCGCCAGCTACGCCGCCAGAGAAGGCTTTCCGTAAGCGGTCGTTAATTCCATCGCCTTCACCAGCGCCAGAAACTGCGCCGTATCCAGCGCCTTCTAAAGCCCCTGCACGCGCCATCTGACCAAGGGTCTGACCACCCTTCAACAAAGTAAGGCCGCTTCTAGCCGCGCCAACGCCTGTGCCTAATCCACCAGCGAACTCGGCTGCTGTGCCTAAAGCCCCAGTATTACTGTCTGCTTGTTTTAGCCGCTCATCTTCAAAGGCTTTCTCGTATTTTAGTCTTTCGTTAAAGCCCATCTGAGAGCCTGGCTGCATGAGCGTCCCGATACCAGCCCTAGCGTAAGCTTGCGCATCATCATACCAGCCAAGTGTCTGCCCTTGTGCAAATTTACGTTTGTAGTCGTCCATAGGGCCGTATAGATCAGGATTTTGCTTCAGCCTTTCCTGCGCAGCTGCGTGATATTTATCTAGATGCGGAACGGCCTGTAGCGCAGACGCTTGATCTTCAGCGTCAATCTCAAATTTGCGCCCATCATCAAGTTCTATCTGGAAGGTTGGCATATCAAGCCTTTCAATTACTGTATCTGACGAATGCTTTTGACGCCTGGAATGGATGCGCTACTATTATTTTCAGTTGGCCCTTGGCGAGTATATTTGCTCATCAAATCGTTATTTGTCTTGTCAAACAACTCACGAAGCCCCTTACGGTCAGCAGGACTAGAGGCACCAATAAAGCCCTCAATTATGAAACGCTGACGAGCCACCTTGTCTCTTAATTGCTCTGGTGTATCGCCAGGCTGTGGAATAACTCTTCGAATTTCATCTTGAATTTCTGGATCGTTTATTGTCGCGCCGGATTTGTTTCGTAGGATTGCATCAGTCATAGCGCTGGATGCAGCATCAGCAGACCGATAGTCATTAGATGACCAAGGGCTGCTAAAGTAAGGTATGTTATTTGCTAACTGTTGCGATCTGCTTGTCAGTGCATACTGATATTCTGGGTCAGCTAACTTTTTGTAGGCATCAATACTTTGAAGCGCAAATTGATTGCCCTTAACCTCTTCAGCAGTTTTCTTGGGCTCTTCAGCTGTTCCCTTACCAGCGCCGCCTATTGGCATTACTTCGGCGCTTCCTGGCGTAGCCCATCCCTTACCGCCACCTGGCAAGTCAACCATTTGAGGCGTGGGGCTTGTTTTACCTGAGTTTAAATAATGCTGTATCTGCGCATCTTTTAATTGCGCATCTCTTGGGTCTTGCGTTGCCTTCTTCACATATATTTCTTGAAGCTGCTCTGGTGTTAAATAGCTGGCAGCTTTCTCATCAAACCCAAGCTGTCTAGCTAGGTCTGGCGCATTTGCTCTAAGCTGCTCTTGACGCGCTAACGTGTCCTGCGCTGCTTGACCCTGCATATTCATCAGCCGAGCTTGTGCAGCTGTCATTGCATCACGCTGAGCGCCGTCCATATACTGAGGCGCCTGAGCAAGGATAGTGGCTCTTTGTGCTGGTGTTAGCTGCTGGCTGGAAGCTAACAACAACATGCCAAGATTGCCTAACTTATCAAACTGAGCTTGACGCAAATCGTCTTGATACATCTGACCTAGCGTTGGCTCAGCGATAGTAGATGTATTAGCCATAGTTGCACCTGGCAACTGAAGTGGTTGGCCACTATTATTTGTATCAAACGGGTTATAGCCAAACATCCGCGTGGCGAAGTCCATCAGTGCCATTATTAGCCTCTTATCCTAAGAGCCCGCGAGTGCGGCCACGGTTAAAACGATTAGCCTGAGGAATTGGTGCATTCATCATTTGCATTGGCGCCATTGGCGTAGGCGATAACATCTGCGCTGGCTGGTAGGCTTGCTTTAAAAGCCCCTCGCCATAGTCGCCAACCTCATTCATAGCTTGCTTGGCTTTCAGAGCCTGTGGGTCGTATCCAGCTTCAATCAATGCTGTGATTGCATTCTTTGGCTTGTCAGATGTCGTATTCACAGCCGGTGCTATATTCATAGGCTGACCAACTGCATTGTCCTGCATAGCGGCGACATGACTAGCGACAGTCCCATTGCCATCTGATGCTTTATAGTGTCCTGGCGAACCAGCATTCACAGTTGAATAGGCATCCAGTAAACCCATCCCAGGCTTGAAGCCACGCGCATCTAAAAACTTAAATGTTGCATCAATTTGATTGATTGCTGATGGATGCACTGTATCAACGCCGAACTGCTTACGCTCTTCTGGGCCAAATTGGATTAAGCCATAATACTGGTTATTCTTCCCACCCCAGACATCAGGCCTGCCACTACTTTCGTAGTTGATGACTTTTAACAAATCATCAGCGTTATAGCCTTTATCAGCAGCTTTCTGGCGAAGATATTCAATGTCTGTTTGCGCTAAATTCATTGGGCTATCTTCCTAATGGCTGCCAGCCAAGGCCAGAAGCGGCACGTAATCCAGTAAGGCCAGCACCTAGTAAGCCAGCAAGCGGGCTGCTGCTTGTTGGTTGATATGGCTGCCCCTGTAAGCCGAATGAACTTCCTGTTGTTGTCTGGCCATATGGCGTCTGGCCAAGCGCTTGAAGGCGTAATGTAATCGGGTCAAGCATTGCAGAGCGTTGGTCAGCGATAGCTTGTTGAGCCGCTGTAATTTGGTTTTGCCTCTGATTTTGAAGCAACCCACCCGCATCAATCCCAGCATTAGCGCCTTGAAGAAACGCCTGCTGTCCGGCTCCGGCTAAATCGCCAAGAGTGCGGGATGTATCTAGGCCAAGATTTGCAAATTGATTGCCGAGATTGCCAAGCAATCCAGCGCCTGACTGAGTAAGCTGAGCATTGTTAAGACCAAGAGAACCTAAAGCATTATAAGCATTTTGGTTTTGTTGCTGCTGTTGTAAACCTAGATTAGCATTAGAAAGCTGACGCTGTTGCTCTAACTGCATACCTTGTAAGGCAGCATTTTGATTAGACCGCTGAGCATCAAGGTTCATTCCAGCTTTCTGAAGAGAAAAACCGGCATTCGCCTGCTGAGCAGCTTGCAATCGTTGAGCTTCGTTTTGTGCTAGATTTGCGTTTGATAGTTGATTTTGGCTTACCTGGCCAAAGTTTTGCATAGCTAAAGATGCGTTCGCCTGCTGTGCAGCTCTTAACGCAGCCATATCCTGCAATTGCATTCCAGCATTGGCTTGCTGAGCATTTTGCATTTGAGAGTTATTTTGTAATGCAGCGCCCATATTTGCTTGCTGAGCATTTTGCATAGCTTGATAATTTTGTAATGCCGCCGACTGATTAGCCTGACCTGCCGTAATGTCTTGACCGCGGCCTTGCAATCCAAAGCCTGCGTTAGCTTGTTGAGCGTCTATATTTTGGCCTCTATTTTGCAATCCAAGCTGGCCAAGCGTGTTAGCAGCGCTAATACCAAAATTTGCATTATTAAGACCAAGATTACCAAGTGTATTTGCTGCGTTTACACCAAACGACCCCGTGTCAATTCCAAGGCTTCCAAGTCTTGAAGCAGCATCGGCTGAAAGCTGAGCAGCGTTCTGGCGCACACCAGCACCTTGAAGACCTGCCGACTGATTAGCCATCTGAGCTTGAAGATTTCTAGCTTGATCGGACTGCAACGCAGCTTGAGCCTGACTAAATCCCTGGCTTCTTAGGTTAGCGTCAAGATTTGCTGCCTTACTGCCAAATTCAGCATTTGTAACAGCATCTTGTAACGCTTGGCGAGAGCCGCCAAGAGCTTTTGATGCAATCGCACCGTCAGCATTTTGATTAAGCGTATTGGCACGCTGCTTATCAAGAGTGCGAAGTGAGGCGTTTACAACATTGTCTATGTATGGGTTGAGGTAGTCGTTAATATTACCCTGGGGCAATGTCTGAGAAGAAACACTATCTGGTGTAAACTGCTGCATTCCGCGAGCATCAGAGATAGTATTTTTAAGCGAATTAAACGCAGTTCCAGTTGTTTCGTAAACTGGGTTATACGATGAGCCTATGCTATCCATAGCGCCAGCAACAGACTTTACGCCGCCAGAAACTGGATCATAAATCTGTCCGATCATACCTTGAGATTGTTGTGTCGGATCACTGCCTGGGGATATTGGCGTAAATCCCTGACCAGATAAATTTATTCTATCGTAACCAGACCCAGAACTATCGACCTGTGTGTAGTTTGTTTTTGATGTGTCAACTGGATTAAAGTTACCAATCGACTGACCAATAGGACTATAATCAGCACCACGTGTGTTTACGTTGTTATATCCACTACTGCCATAAGAAAGCGGATCGTATCCACCAGTTGCATTTACGTCTTTATAGGTTCCAGTATATCCAACAGGATTATAAGCCTGACCAACAGATGACTGAAGGCCAGACATCGCTGACTGCACAGATGATGGATTTATGGAAGACCCAGCTAGTGACATGGCATTTTGGAAGGCAGGCGCAGCGCCTCTCAATGCGCCAGCTGCAATACCAGATGCGGCATTAAACTGCCCTGTAGTAGATCCTACATTTTGATTAATTGCATCAATGGCAGACAACTGGCCTGGCGTCATATCAGCAACGCGCTGACCAGTGTATGGGCCTGGCAGTCTACCAGATATATCATTAGCCATACGCAGATTTTCTTGCGCGGCTTGATCCACCCAAGAGGGAAGAGAAACAGTGCTAGAAGATTGCTGCTGCTGCGGGATCATCATAATTGATGGTGAGCCGCCAGATGACTTACCCATTTTTCCCTACCTCGTTTATGAATAATGTGTGAGTAGGCTTCCAGCCATATTTAGGCAGAACTGTTTTCCACCCATGCCGCCCAAGCGTCTGCATCCAAGAGCAGCCACTTTTCTCAGCAAACTCATTTAAGTCTTTTTGCAGAGCCATAAGAGATAAATCACCGACAGCTAGAAATACGTTTAAGTATTTAGCCCTCGGTGTCGTTGCTATCTCTGTTAAGACGAAACTATTACCGTGGACGAAGCATTGCATCTCACCTCGCGCCACGGCGTGCTGAATATCTTCTATCGTATGTGTGTTGCCTGCTAATTTAAGCGCTTTAGATAAGCGCCTCTGCAATACCTCAGATCCTGTCTTTACCGTCATTCAACACTACACTTAATACGCCAGCATTAGAGACAGTGACTTGATAGACCTTACCATTTGGCGCTTGTAGTAATACCCTTGGGGCAGCTTCGTCTTTGCTTACGGTTAATAGAAATGATCTTTTTACCGCATCAAGGATTTGCGCAAATGTGCCTGAATTATAGCTAACCGGCGGTGGGGGTAGATTAACATTCATCTGCCGGTTCCCTGCTCTACGTTGAAGCGCATTGAGCCGATAGACCAATCAATATCCTTAGTCGCCTCAATCCGGATACGAATATCACGCCCACTAACTCGGCAGTCGGTATAGCCGTTTGGTCTAGGCGTGTAACTTGGCCAGACCTTCTCAGCGCCTTCCGGCGTTTGGCGAGAGTAAACTTAATCTTTAAGCTATCATAGCCGTCGCCATTGTTAGGCAAGACTTGATTGATTGTTATCCCCCTACTGCCGTCAGTTAGAGGTAACATGCCAGTTTCTGCGAATATATTAGTTCTAGGATTACCTGCATCCGTCCAGCCAAGCTCATGCTCGTATAAATGGCCGTCAGTGCCTGCCATAAATGGATGAGGATAGGTTTCACCAGATACGCCAGCAGTGCGGGATAACTCGCCCCAAGACCACCAGCCCTCGGCATAGTTATAAATGACATATCGGTTGGTTTCAGAATTTCCGACAGTTGGATAGAAAAACCATACTTCTGGAAAAGATCCGTTATGAATAGCGTGTGCGCGACGTGGGCCGTATATCGGATCCATATTTGCAAATATATCATTAGCAATCGGGCATTCGATTGGCTTGATATAGCCACCTTCATAAAACCAGAAGCCATTACGGCCCATCCACATTGCCTTACCACTAAACTCAGCAAACGCTGCGGGGGATAAAATAGTAGTATCAGCTATGCGCTCAATGCCGTAAATATATGGTAGCCCAACATAGCGGGCTAAATATGCCTCAGATAGTGATAGGATTAATACACCTTCTCTAACCTTAACAGCTTTAGTCAGTGGCGTGCGTGCATCCAGATCAAGATAACCAGCAGTATTCGTTGTGCTCGCCACATTCCAATCCGTATAATCCTCTCTTGATGACCAAGCCACACGTCTTTGAGCCGCACCAGAAATGCCCGTTAAAGATGCGCCAATCGCCATACAATGGCGCTCATCAGTAACAACAACGCAGGATACACCACCTGGGCCTGTTGTTATTTTTGTGGGCTTTGTCGTTACAGTCGACGTCACATAATAATATAAATTGCCATCAGAATTAGCTGTTAAAATTACATCTTCACCCCAGTTACTGAATGACCAGAATGGCAGTGAAGAATAAAGCGTTGTCGTCCCTGGCCTTGCATCGCCGTATGTATAAAAGCCATATTCTAACGTGCCGTATCCAGCAGCAGTTCCGATCTGCTCAAGCGGGACAAAGTTTGTTGGCGTGATATCGGTAAACGTCGATCCTGTATCAATGTATAGTTTAGCTTCCGAGCCGACGAGTATATGCCGAACATTAGAATTATCGCGATACATATGAATGCCACGCGCGGTGCTATCCAATGGGACAGATGTAGCACGTTGCCAGCCGCCTAATGGACGTAGAGTTCCCGCTTGCCATCTGACAAGGTTCATGTCCCACCAGCGGCCAGACGTATCGTATGGCGTAGCGTTACGCTCAATACCAGGCGGCAGTAATAATGTTTTAAAAGCCATTAAATCCCGCCTAATTAATTTATATAAACGGCAAATTCGCCATATCTTCCTGGCGATCCAGCACCACCAGTGCCAAAGCCAGCGCCACCAGATCCGCCCTTGCCAACAGTTACCGTAATTACAGATCCAGGCGCAGGGCCACTGCCGCCATTAACAGGGCTCAATAGTGTTACGCGGTTAAAACCGCCATTACCCCCACCGCCACCGCCAGCTAAGTTATTACCCCCACCGCCACCATTGCCACCAAGTGCAATATTGTCAGATCCAGCGCCACTTGGCGCTCTTGCGCCACTTGCTGCTCTTACACCGCCGCTACCACCAAAGGCAGTATTGAAACTACCAAATGATGTGTTCTCACCAGCAGCCCCGCCTGCACCATCGCCATTGACGAATACAAAACCATTGAATGTAGTTCCATCGCCACCAGCGCCACCACCACCAGCAGCGCGGCAATCTATTTCCATAGAATAATATAATGGCACAGTGTATGTGATTGTATTTGTAACGCCTTGAACAGGGCTGCCAACAGTAGCTGATGATGCGGCAGCTACTGATGGAGTTACAGGTGACGTGCCCCTCTTTGCATAAAAATCAGATAGTCTTATTGTAGTAGAAGGAAATGTTCCACGAAAAGCGTTTGATTGCCAAAATATCTGCGAGCGTCTGCCGCTAAGAGATACCGATCCAGTTAAGCCAAAAGCACTGCGTATATCAGATGCCCGAATAGTTCCACTAGATGGCGTGTATGACATTAGCGCGCCTCAAGTTCATCAATGCGTGCAGATAATTCCTTAATAGCCTGGATCAACACACCAACCATATTAGCGTAGGCCACGGACTTTGTGCCATTGACATCTGTCGCTACTAATTGAGGCAGGACTTTCTCTACCTCTTGAGCAATAACGCCGATACCGAGCTTGCCAGTGTCTTTGCGGGCGTATGAAACGCCTCTTAACTGATTAACAATTCCTGTAGCATCAAAAATAGTATGAATATCTTCTTTTAATTTAATATCTGAAAAGGCGGTAATGTCGCCAGAAGCCGTCAGTGTACTACATGTAATCTCACCAGATGATGTGACCGATCCGCAATTAATATTACCACCACCAACAGATAAAGATGCTCCGCTAATTGCTCCATTTGAAGTGTTAAGCGAAATACTCCCGCCACTCATAGTGCCACTAAATGATCCAGAACTTCTAGCAACGTAATTAGCATTAGCAGTGGTTACTGTAAGCGCATCAGTAATACCATAACCAGATAAAGTTGTCGGCTTAGAGGTAATATTTGACCAGCTTGGTGCAATCGTTACAGCCGTTCCAATAGATGTAATTCTGCCTTTACCATCGACCGTAAATGGTCGCACGCTTGCTGCATCGTTGTTGTATGTTCCAGATGTGACGCCGGAATTAGCAAGCGTCAGTGTTATAGTAGACGCTCCAGTGCCTGTTACATCGCCGGATGCAGTTATGCTTTGAACGCCTGCACTTGCTTCAAGCACCCAAGATCCACCCGCATCACGTCTGAGATACCCACCACCTGTTAGACCAGATATTGTTTTCAAATCTTGATCTAAATAACTTGCAGCATCTACATATGCTTTAGTAGCTGCGTGATTAGCTTGCGTTGGATCACCGATGAGAGACAAATAGCCAGACATTGGTGTTGACCCTGTGCCTGATCTCAGCACAGCAGTCGTATCTACATAGTTTTTAGTAACGGCCTGTAATGGCGAGGATAATCCAGTAGGATCAGCAGACAAAACAAGTGGGCCAGACATTGATTGCGAAGCTGTCTGCGTCCGTGAGAAAGCATAGCTTTCTAAAAATTGACGCGTCACAGCGTGCATTGAGCTAACAGGATCAGCAAACAAGCTAAGATAGCCAGTTAGCGACCCACCAGCTCTTGTAAGCGCATTATCGGTGAAGAACTTTCTTGTAACAGGGTGCATATCGGCACTAGGATCTGCAAATAATGTCAGATTGCCTGTTAATGTGCCGCCAGCGCGTGGTAACAAAGTTGTATCTACATAGTTTTTTGTAACAGCAGTTCTTATATCAGATCCGCTTGTTGGATCAGCAGACAAGACAAGCGGCCCTGTCATTGTGTCGCCAGCTTTGGATACCTTCGCATTTATAGACGGTGTTAAAGCAGCATCGCCATCATCAACGTATTTCTTTGTAGCAGCATGAAGATTTGATGTAGGCGCAGCATTGAGGGTAATATAACCCTGCATTGTCCCACCCGTTAATGGCAATCCAGCGCCTGCTTGGATCTGCGCTTGAGCTAATGCGTCATCAACGTATTTTTTGTTTGCAGGGTGCATTATATTTACTGGCGCAGCATGTAGAGTAATGTAGCCAGACATTGCGCCGCCTGCCCTAGACAGAAAATCATCTACATATTGCTTCGTTGCTGGATGAAAATTAGATGTAGGATTAGCATGAAGCGTGACAAAGCCCGTCATCGTCCCACCAGCCCTAGACAATGCAGCATTAGCAGTTGCTTGAGCGTCAGCAGCTTGTGTATCACGCGCTTTGATCTGCGTATCAATCGTATCAAAGTTGGTGTTTATAAGACCGCCCCAAGTGTTGGTGGCAGCGCCAACCTCTGGCTTTATTAGGGTATAATTAGCGGTAAATGTATTTGCCATTTGCTAAGCCACCATTTGCCATATTATAGACGATGGAGTGACAATCTCACCCCACTGTCCATACAAATTAATTGTTGATACGTCAGATGTCTCTGAGGCGGTTAATGTTATTGTCGATACTATTACAAGTGATACAGCGCTAACATCGGGAGCTTCAGTCGCCGATAGCGTGATGATCTTTTGCTGGACAACAAATCTTGCAATATCGGGAGCTTCTGAAACAGAAAGCGTTAAATAGGATGTCGTATCAGCAGTAAATGCAGCAGTATCAGCTTGCTCTATGCCAACAAGCTGAGCAGTTGAAGCTAATAACCCATCAAATGACGCTGTATCTGGTGCATCAGATGTATTTAGGACTATATTCCACGTTGATACTACCAAGGACGAAACAACGTCTTGATTTTCTGTAGCAGACAGCGCGCCTTCAGCGCTTAAATATCCGCTAAATGTAGCAATGTCAGCGTTTTCCTGCGACAATAAGATCGCTTCAACTGAAATGCCAATGTTAACAGAAATAGCGTCAGGTGCTTCAACGGCACGTAAATGTAAAAATGGGACACTATTATCAGCTTCAACAATTATGCTTGAAACGTCACCAGCTTCATTAGCTGCGACGGTAAGAGCCGTTCCTACATTTAAATTAATAGACGATACATCTGATGGCTCAGTTGCACTTACAGATATAGACCCAACTATATCAGTTGCAAATGATGATGTATCAGACTGCTCTGTAGCTGTTAATATAACGGATGCGACAATAGATACAGTGAATGCCGCAGTATCGGGAGCTTCGCGTATATCAGCGCTAAAGCCCTCATCATCTTGGAAGGCGTTTGTTTGAAATGCGCCACCTTGGAATGCGCCAAGATTTACTTTGACTTCACTTACAAAGTTATCATTTGCTTCAGTAACTGCTAGATATAATGTGCGGTCATAAATCTGAAACGCATTATACTGCCAAGCGTTTTCTTGAAATGACCGAGCCATATGTCGTGTCCCTGGCTATTAAGCCGAAATCTCAGCAGCAGCTTTAAACAAATCGTCTATCTCTGCATCTGTGAGATTTAACGCTGCGCCAAGTGTTGCAATCATTGGCGACAATCGCTTCCATTCAAGAGCATATTCCCAAGCAACCTGCGTCTTCGCATCAGCAGCAGCAACCGCAGCCTCTACATCAGACAATAGCTCTGCATCAGCTAAAGCCATTCGTCCTTGAAAGGGCGTGACGACTGCGCTTTGCCGCCATTGCTCAACTTTGGCTGCTAGTTCTTCATCCGTAAATTTTGTGAGTGTCCAGCCAATAAACCATTCACCATCAACCAACTTAGGTTCCGCATCCGGCAAGCAGGAATGTGTCGCATGTTCATAGTCTGGCTGCGTTAGATACGTGACTTCTACGAGGGAATAGCCTGTATTTAGTGCTGTCTGCGTCTTAGGAAACCAAAACGCTACGTCATAGTTACCGCCAAAGTTTGTATAAGGATTTTCCTCCTGCATGTCAGCAAATGTGTAAGGGTACTTAACAAGCACATCACCGTTGATTTCAGCATATAAAGTCATGTTATACCTCATTCGGCGTATGTGCCAATGGCTGTAGCCTGGTTGATCGAGAGAATTGCTTTTGTTCCATCAGGCGAAAGACTAAGTTGTTCTGGGTTATAAATATTAATATTTTGGCCGCCTAGAGTAGAAAGAGAGAGCGTCCAAGACGCGCCACCATCATTCGACATGTAGATTGGTTTACTGGGGGTGCCACCAATAAGAAGTCTATCTGTTGTAGACAAAAACGCTGTATCTTGAGCATATATAGCTGTAGATAATGGTGTTGAAATCGTTGAAAAACTTGTTCCACCATCAGTGGATTTGTAAAGAGCAGTTCCAACTAGAGCATAAATAGTATTACCATCATTCGATATATTTAGCCTATATGTAGACCCCGAACCAGGCGTTGTTATAGCACTCCAATTTACACCATAGTTTGTTGATTTATATATTGCCCCAGCCGTAGTTCCGGCGAGCATATACTGTCCATTATTCGACACACCGCAAGCCCACCAACCTCGTGTAGTTTCTCTCGCTGTCCAATTTACACCATAGTCAGATGACGTATAGATTTGACCATTATTTTTTGTTGCAACGGCATACAAAGGGTTATTTGATGCAAATTTTGCAAAATAAGCATCTTGTATCGCAAGGGTTCTGGTGAACGAACTTCCATAGTTCGATGACACGTAGATACCCGTAGGTGTATTACCCGAAGCCACAACTAAGTATTGACCTGTAGATGAAATATCAGAACTGAAGGAAGAAAAAAACGATGTAAATTCAGTAGCCGTCACGCCATTATTTGAAGATACAAATGATGTATATGATGAATTTGACGACATCAGTGAATAGTTACCACTAATTGATGAGCCAGACTGAGATGTTCCAGAGTATCCATTTGATTGAGCCCAAACGAAACCCGCTGATGAACTTTTTGCCCCAAAACCGAAGGCTCTGGCAGAGGCAGCCCCGCTAGTAATAATCGTTGGCATAGCGACCCCTTATGCGAACTTGGTCTGCGATGCAAACACGGTGAACGCAGACGTTCCAGTTTTCACAATCGTGTAGGTGTAAATGTCGATGCTTGACGCATTACCCGAAGTTGGAGCTGTGCCACCCTGCCATTTAGGCGTTACGGTAGCTCCATCCACCTGCACGACGTTATTATAATACGCGGTGCCACCTTGCTGAACCAAGAACACAACCGTGATAGTTTGACCTGTAGTCATCAAGGTGTTCAGCGTCGTTCCGCTTGAACCTCTAAAGTTCACTGTCCAGTTAGCAGAAGCATTTGACGTATAGTAAAGCACACTTTGTGTTGTAACATCATATTGTATTGTGCCAGTTGCGGCTGTCGCTGAAACCGTAGTTGTCTCAGCAACATCAGAAAATACTGCTCCTAATGTACTCGTAGAGCCATTAAAAGTTTGCGTTGCTGTAAAGGTCGTAGCAGTTCCAGGAATAACATAATCAGTCCCTGCTGTTGCTGCCGTAAATGCTGATGTACCATTACCCTTTAAAATGCCAGTTAATGTAGTTGCGCCTGTGCCACCATTAGCAACAGCTACAGTTCCCGTTACGTTAGCAGCAGTTCCCGTAGTATTCTGATTGAGGGTTGGGACATCAGCCGCAACTAATGCTCGAAATGTTGGTGTGCCAGCGGCACCATTGGGTGCAGCTAAAATATTATTTGCAGTCTGTGAAGCAAAATTTGATGGGGTGACAGAAAGCGTTCCACCTAGCGTAAGATTACCAGAGGTCGTAACTGTCCCAGATAAACTAAGGCCACTTACCGTTCCTGTCCCACCGACTGAGGTAACTGCACTTGTAACATAGTTGCTTGTATCAAGTGACCACGTATTTGCTGCCGTCTTTTTCAGTAAACCACTTGTGCCAGCAAGAGCAGCGATAGCAGCTAAGTCAGGGTCATATGCTTGAACTGAAGTGCCAACAGCAGCCGGATCTAAGTAATCAGTGCCAGCAGTAGCAGCCGAGAATGCTAAAGAGCCATTTCCTTTTACCAATCCCGTCAGCGCAGTCGCGCCTGTGCCGCCATAGGCGACAGACAAAGTGCCAGATACACCCGTAGCTAGAGGCAGACCAGTGGCATTTGTCAGCGTGATTGCCGTAGGCGTTCCAAGTGCAGGCGTCGTCAGTGTTGGGCTTGTCGCTCTAACAAGATTACCCGTCCCTGTCGTCGATATCTCTGTCGCGTTGCCAGAGCCGTCGAAGCCAAGGACGGTGCTTGCAGTGCCGGTAAACGTATGGCCAGCGTTCCAATCGCTCGGCACAACTTGACCCGCCGACGCAGCAGCAGCGTCATCGGCAATAGTCACGTTTTTCTGATGCTTGACTAAAACAGCCATAGTAATACCCGCCTATACGATATTAAGAGTGCGTAATTGAACCAGCAGAGAGCGTAACCGTCTGGCCTGCTGAAATAGCTGTCGCGTTAATAATGATGTCTGCCGCGCTAGTTCCAACCGTGAGGCCAGTAACAATCACGTTGCCTGAGTTATCGCGGAACTCAGCTTTTGCAGCAGTGCCGGTTGCTGAAGCAGTCGCCGTCAATGGCGTGCCAGATACAGTTAAAACACCACTGGATACAGTTCCTGGCGTTGTGCCGAGCGTGAATGATGCAAGAACACCAGTAGAGCCAGAAAGAGCAGACGTGCCGATCACAAGCGTGCCAGCCGTTGCTGCTCCCGTTGAAGATGCAACAGTCTTGCCGGCAACTAAGTCAGCAACAAGCTGCATACGATTTGATTTAAGCGCAGTTGAATATGTAACAGCCATTTTTAGTTTCCTTTAGTCAGAAGCCGCGTCTGCGGGCAGTCAAGTTCGTGCGGCTCCTGCTCGCACGTTCACTATCCATCATCAGTTCGTCCAAGGCGCTTGACGCCAACTGCGACCAGACGGGGATACGTTCGTCGTTTTGTAGATACGGCGCGGCATTAGCCAGCGTTGCGTAGAGATAGAGATCCGGCGCTTTTGTCAGCAGCCAGTTTGTAGCTTGCGTAGAGGATAAAGCTGGAACTTTTGCGTAATAGGTAATCGTTAATTCTACGCTGCTTGATGGTGTTGGTATTAATTCAAATGCGCCATCAATAATCGTATAATAACGTGTCTTACCAGTCATAGATGTGGCTTTAAACTGAGCCGCCTCATTTGGGCCGATAAATGTTAATGGCTCTGGCGTATTCGTTGCATTAGCAGGCAGCTGTAATTGATATGTTTCTAAATAATCAAATGGCAATGAAATAAAGCCATTAGTCGTTGCTGTGCGACGGCGTGTGAGCATCTCACGCACTCGCAATGTGCGGTTTAATCTTGCCTCGGCAAATGTGATAAAATCTGGAATTTGAGTAGTTAAATCTTCCCTGTTAAGCCAATCGGCAACACTAGCTCTTAGCTCTGTGTAGTTAGTTATTGCCATTAAACTCGGCCCTTCCAGACACGGAAATCTCTATTGTCGCTGTCATTTAACCAGACAGCCCAAGCCTTTTCATCGTGGAACCAGCCCTCACGCATTGCTTTTTCAGCAACGCTTAAAGGAACTCTAGCCACATGCTTGAGATTGGAATGATCGCCGTGGTCGTCAGACAATACAGCGGCGCTATCTACGACAGGCTCACAATCCTCAATCGTCTCAATGGTGAAGTCGCCAAAAAATCCATCCTCTGGATTTGAGTGCAGCACTCGGACGACATTGCCCTTGTGATCGTAGATTTGTTTCTGTGACATCTCATGCCCATAAAAAAAGGGGCCGCCGAAGCGACCCCTCTAAGGTTTTTAGTTTTAGTTTTTAGCTAATCAGCTTGCAGCAATGTCAGGCAGCTTAGCGTGGGCTTTTTCATTACCCATCTCAAGGCCGTATTCTGCGAGGATCATCTTTGTCTCAGCATCGCCAATTTTCGCAATATCAACCGTCTGGAATGGACGATAATAAGCGACTGCAGCGTATTCTGGATCAAGGAACAATGCCGCTGAAACTTCCTTTGAAGAGATTGTGCGGGTGCGCAACCAACGTGAAGGAAGGATTTTTACATCGCCAAAGTCAGAGCGATAGATATCAACGGTGTTAACCGCTTCTACCTTTGATACCGCAATTTGCGAACCAGAGCGGCCCGTAAATGACGAAATCTTACGCTTAATAGCTGGGCGAACAAGAACAACCTTTGGCTCAGCGCCATTGGTGTAGGCCGTCTGAAGAATATCGTTAAAGATAGTCTCCGTCAGAGCTACAGATGTTGAGCCATCCGTAAGAGCAGCCGTCTCAGATGCAGCATTCGCATAAGAGGTGCCGCCAGCGCCAACATTGGTGCTGATCCAATGCTCAAGTGAGCGGGTCTTACGAGCAGTGCCACTGTCATTACCAGCTACGCGAGCCTGATTAGAGCAGAGGATTGCTTCCATATCGCGCTTAAGAGCCTTAGAAACAAGCGCCATCTGATGGGCCATTTCCGAACGCTTGCCAGCTGCGTCAGCGCTTTCCTGCGAGCCAGAAACCGTAGCATCACGCGAAGAAATCTGCGTCGTATTGGAAACGCGAACCGTTGCAGTTGCAGCTGAACGGGAAAGCTCAAAGCCTTCCTCTTTAGCATTGCTTGTATCAAGTGCTGGCAAGCTCTCAGTCTGCCAATCGAAGATGCGGTTTTTAACATTACGCCGTCCGGCAGCACTCATAAATGGTGTGTCGAAAGGGTCAATATTGTAGATTGTATTTGAGAGATCTTCGCGATTGGCCGTAGCCGAATATGTCGCAAAGGCATTAGTTACTTTAGCCATTTTAGCGTGTCCTTATATCAAACTTTCAAAGACAGCAGCGGCATCACGCACACTGCCAGATTGTTTGAGACGTTTTCGCGCATCGACTAGAGCTCTAGTCTGAGTGTTCATCGGCTTTTGAACCGGCGCATTAGGCGTCAAGGCTTTTTCAAGTGGTTCTGATTGCTTTGGCTTAGAGTTTTTCAACTCACGCCAGCGCATTGCGTCATAAGCTAGAGCAACAATTCGCGCATCATATGCTTGATCTATCTCTTGGTCGTTAAAGCTGCGACCTTTAAGAAAATCACGCAACCGATGTCTGTCACGCTCGTAGTTTTTGGCGTCTTTCCACTCTGGGATAAGCTCGGGCAGTAATTGAGCATTCTGTGCCAGATAGGCTTGTAGATTTTGCTCTTTGTCTGCGTTTTGCTTTTGCGACATGCGTTGCATTTCTGCTTCAGCTGCCTGCAAATCACCCACTTCGCGCTTGTAACGCTCGTCCTGCTTTAGGTAAGCAACGGGGTCTGTGTCTATCAGTGATGGATCTGGCGGCTGCGGCAAGTTGCGCTGCATACGCTGAACCATAACTGGCAAGAGTTGAGCATAGATTTTATCTTGCTCACTTGCTTGCTCAACGACAGACTGAAATTGCTTACGCTCTTCAGCTAGTGCTTGAGTTTTGCGTGTGTAATCCGCTTGGCGTAGGACGCCAGACTTCAACTCTTCCTTCGTAAACTTGACCTCTTGCCCTTCAATCTCAAGGGTGATGACAGTTTCTTCCGGCTTGTCGTCGTCGGCCTTTTCCTCGGCCTCATCGTCTGAGCTATCTTCCTCGCTGTCTTCTGCGTCTTCCGCATCGTCAGCCGTCTCTGAGGCTTCAAGCTCGTCTTGTGCTGTTTCTTCTTCTTTTGGCTTTTCTGTCTTGCCGGCATTACCGGACAGGATTGCCTCAAAAGCAGACGCAGCTTCGCTAATCGACCCGGTGCTTTCGCTTATCGGGCCGGCTAGATTTTCATCAGCCATTTAATTTACTCGGGGTTGCTCAGCGAATAGGCGTGCCAACGCTTGCGCGGAATTTCTCGCGCTGCTCTGCTTGTGCCTTCGTGAGTTTTGCATCTTCAAGCAAGCGAATTAGTCGCATCTTGAAGGAACGTGCGCCGCGAACGAGAGAATAGGCATCCTCGCGCTCTTGTGATGTTTTAAAGATACCTTGAGCCCACATCTCAATCGTTGCTGTTTCAAGCTCGGCAATAGCCTTTTGAAACGCAGGATTATCCATCACAGCCTGGGCTTGCGCACCAAGGATGATTGGGTCTTCGCTCATAAAATTCTCGGTGTTAAGCCTGACCTACTGGTTGCGGCATTGCCTGCATTTGAGGTGATGGCTGGGGTTGTTGCTGTGGCTGTGATTGGTTTAAGCCAATCTGCGACAACACTTGTGCTGATGCTAATTTCTCTTGATCTATAAGTGTCTGAGCGAGTTGCTGAATATCAGTGCGTGGCTGTCGCGTCATCTGAATGACAGCTTGCCAATCAACTGGCTGGCCACCTTTAGCAGCAATCTCAGCTGCTTTTAGAATAATATCCGCTTCCATCTGATCGCGCTTTAAATCGCTGTCTAATTGTAACTGTGCGCGTTGGATGGCTTGTGATTGTAGCTTGGCGAAAGTATCCGCTTGAGCCTTGGCTAATTCAACTTCAGCTAACAGTTGATTTGGATCTTTTTGCTGAGATTTAGAAGCATCTTGAGCTTGTGCGATTTGCGCATCTTGCTCTGGGCTAATCGGTGAGAAGAAACTTTCTGGGTTTTTAAATCCAGCTTTTCTAACTATCTGGTTAAGCGTGTTAGCGTATTGGCTTGGCTTAACAAGCGGATTAGATAAACCCATTTGCTGAAGTATCTGCTCTTGCTTTTGAGCTAACTGAGTTAAGAAGCCCATTTGCTGAGCATCATCGCCTCGGCCTAAAGCAACAGATACAATACAATCCATATTTGCATCCCATTGGGACACATCTACAGGCACCCACTGACCTCTAAGGCGGATAAGTAAAGGCTTATCTTGATGGCGGGTAATGAGCTTTAAAAGCCCGCTGAATAATTGCCGCATGCCGGTTTCAGCAAATGTTCTTGCAATAAGCTCAATTCTATCTTGCGAGGCAGATATCTGAGCATTGACCGCAGCGCGTGTCGTTGACTGTAAAACATCGGCATCTAACCCCTGGCTAGTCGGGGTAATTCCAGTTCTTTGAGCCTTGATCTGGTCAAGGTAATCAAGAATAGGCATAGCGGCCTGGCCAACGAATGGCGTAGACATATCTTGCACTGCGCCAATTTGTCTGGCTCTGACTACTGCGCCGACTTCTTTATTCAATACATCGTCAATATTGACCTGCCCCTCAACAATTACCGTCCTGGGGAATATCGACTGCGCAAGGCTATCCAATGTAGCCCGCATAACGTGAGATTTAATTCTCTGTAGATCCATCGTTACATCAGCTAACGAATGGCCGAATACAGTATGCGGCTCT